TTATCTATTGCTTGGTCAAGTGTTGCAGATACATACAATGCCCTGTAGTTTGGATATTTAGACATCATGTATGCACAGTATGTTAAAGTAAACGTAGTCTTCAAGTGACCTCTTGCACACATTATTCCTACATATCTTTTATCAGAATTAATTGTATCAAACCAGCTCTTGTGCATTTCTCCTAGAGGAACATACTCGCTAGGTTCCATACGCATAAAGTCAGTAAGTATATCATTAGCAAAATCAATAAACTCCAAATCTTCTTGTATAAGGCCTTTAGCAAGTAAGTGTTGTGTAAACTGTTCTAATCCTTCAATGTTTGCCATTTACTAACGTGTTCCTCATTTATGCTTACGGTAAGATACTTTGGATTCTGGTCATAAAGATAGTCTGATAAATCTTGAATGTTATCTGTTTCATAAATTACCTTACCTGTTTCGCTATCGCAAATCCTAAACACTCTCAATCTCCATAATCATTTCTCCGATTTGTTTTGCGACCTGGGGGACAACTGCGTTTCCAAGTGCTTTAAGTCTGTCCACCCTTCTGGGAACCCCATTAGCCACTCGACCCACGTTGGGTTCAACGTCCCACCCTTTCCACCTTGAGGTTCTACTGCAAAATCCAATCTGTTGGATTTGTCGTGCGCCCGTTTGTGATTCTTTGACCATCCCTTGTAATCGCTTTGTGTCGGTGTCGGAAACTTCTCCACATAATTTACCGCATCTTTCAACCTGACTCCCCATCTCACTCCCTTTTTGTTTACTCTGCTGAAACTCCCGTTTCGTAATTCTACGTTGCTTGCTGCTCCTCCTCCTTGATATGCTGTCGGTGTCGGCCAATTTAGCGATGATAAAGATTCTTTCTCTTCTGTGCAACGCACCAACGCCACCCTGTCCTCCCGCTGGGAACACATCCCAGACCGCATTATACCCGCTCTCGGCCAAGTCCCTGAGAACTTCTGCAAATGCCCTTCCAGAGTTTGCTGATAGCAACCCCGTGACGTTTTCAGCCACGACCCATCTTGGTTTAACTTGGCGAATGATTCGTGCAAATTCTCCCCAGAGCCATCGTTCATCAGCAGTTCCAGCACGTTTTCCTGCTTGACTGACAGGTTGGCAGGGGAAACCCCCACAGATAAGATCGACTGACTCAAGTTCTTTTCCGTCAATGGTGTAAATGTCTCCGTAGATTTCTGTTTCTGGCCAGTGGTGTTTGAGGATTTGACTACCAAACTTATCTACCTCCACCATCCAGGAACATTCCATTCCTGCCATCTCAAGGCCCAAATCCAATCCTCCAATTCCTGAGAATAAACTACCAAATCTCACTCCAAGTCCCTTACCATTTCTACCCAGTTTCTAATTACTAAATTAATCTGCTCTTGTGATAGGTCTGCCCTCTTCATTGCTTCAGGCATCTTCTCTGCAATCTCTTGGATCAAAGTATCTTGCAAGTCTTTTGCACCCTCAAGACGTTGCAGTTCTCGGATCACAGAAACCATCTCGTAAGCTCTAATCTCTGACGTACTGCTATCTAATTGTGATGTGAATTTGGACTGTATTGATTGCAGTGTTTTGATATTCCTTATAGTAGAACGGGTGCTATTACTTGCGGTTTCTTGCTTAATAACCTCTCTTTGTTCATCTAGTAAAGAATGCCAGTTGTCTTTCAATGCCCAACTCTTGATCGTGTTATGTGCTATAGAGTTGTTATATTGTTCTTTTAATTTATTAGCAATAGTCTTGTATCCCATTCCTTGCAGAAAGAATACTCTTGCTTCTTCCTTTATACTGTCATCATAGCGAGGCATTACAACTCTTCTTTCTTCCAATCCTTGACATAGGATTTGATTACTTGTCTAGCAAGTTCAGAAACTGGTCT